AGCTGGTGAGATTACACTAGGTGCAACTCCTACGTGGACTGGAACAGCAGGAGTAACAGTGACACAGCAATCCAGTGGCAACTATCGTATGACCTTCACAAATGCATTCACGAATGCTACTGACTACTATGTCTTCACCAATCATATGGATTATATTGGTGGTCAGGTAGTCTTTGTGAAGACTGATAGATCTAATACTCATGTAGATTTCACTGTATACAGAGAAGGTGACGGTGCTAATGTTGACACTGGGTCTATCGCAGTTCAGGTTATTGCACACTGATCATAAATACTGGTGATATAATATTTTGACTATGGATACATCAAAAATGCGAGAGGAATTCCTATCTCAACTGAAAGACTACGAGTTAAAAATCAAAAGAGGTGAGGAAGAACTTGCCAAATTGAGAGAATATAAGTTTAAACTTGAGGGTGGGTTAGAAACATTAGATCTACTAGAGAAGCAAGATGGCAGCGATTCCAGTAAACCTACTGATTGATAAAGGAGCAGACTTCAGCGTTACGTTCTTTATCACCAATAAAGATGGTACTCCACTTAATATGTCGGGGTACACTGGAAACGCTGCAATGAAGAAAAGTTATTCAGCGACCACTTCAGTTCCATTTACATTGTCGTTTGTCAATAGAACTACAGGCGAAATTGCTTTGACGCTGACTGACACAGAGACTTTGGCATTAGACAGACGACGTTATGTCTATGATATTGTTCTTGCCGATCCTAATGGATATAAGACTAGAGTAATTATGGGTAATGCTGAAGTAAGCCCAGGAGTTGCTTGATGGCACAGTATAACGTTAGAGTTGGTGATAGTTCATATAGAGTAGGTAAGAAATTACCACCACAGTATCAACTCGATGTAAACTACCAGATTCCGTCAAAGTCAACACAAAACTCCAATCTATTGATTGACAGTCTTGCGTCACAGTTTGATGGTGTTCAAGATACATTCAATATTACAATAGATGGCGAGTCATACACTCCTCTCAATGAGGAACAGATTGCCATTTCTATTAATAATGTAATCCTAGAACCTAGAGTTGACTACGTAGTATCCAACGATCAGATCGTATTCAACACACCACCTGCAGGTGGAGATACATTCTTTGCTATTGCATATGCTACAACTGCTGACCTGACAAGAACTTTAAATTATGTGATTGATAGTGGATCATTCCCTATGGCTAATGGAGTCAAGGGTAATATGACCATAGATGTCACAGGAGAAATTGAATCCTGGACTGTTATATCTGACACTGAAGGGAATCTAGAAGTAGATATTCAAAAATGTAGTTTTGAAGACTTCCCTAATTTTACATCCATTTGTGGAACTGAAAGACCTACTTTAGGTGTGCTAAATAATAGTGTCCAAAGAAAGAATAAAGACGACAGTCTTTCAACATGGAATACTACCGTCAATGCTGGAGACATTTTCCAGTTTGAAGTCATTTATTCAATCAACATCAGCAGGTTTGTGGTTTCCTTGAAACTCAAATTATAAATCATAGTCATTATAAATAAAATTAAACTCGCACGAAAAAAAGTTAGAGGAGAGTCTCCATGGCATTGCTAGTAACCAATAATGGTGAAATTGAGTCTCTGCGTAATCTACTGAATGCTAATCAGTCGATCCCCAGAAACCTAATTCTTAAATTATACACCACTGATACGTATCCCGCAGAAAGTGATACGCCTTCACAGACCAGATACTATGAGCCCTATATCGATGGCAACGTCATTGGATATGGTCAGGCAGTAAGCACTGGTTATCCCGCTGTTATCAACAACAGAACTGATCAGGATTATCAACAACAATACGGAATCCTTTTGAATGGAAACCGCTGGGGAATTGCTACAGAATCTTCCCCTGTTACCACTGTTAATGGCGACGGTACTGCGGGCGAGTATCTAATCACCGTTGCTTCTAACGCAGGTATCAAGAAAGGCGACTATGTAACTGGTGGCGATGTCGGCACTGGCGCATATGTTGTTGACATTGATGGTGTGACTCTCAACTTAAGTGTTAAGAACACTGGTACTTTCACAGCACAAGCACTCTCCTTTGGTGAAGGTAGAACCACTGCTTCCTATCCAGAGCAAACCTTTACTTTCAGTGCTGCTGCTGGCGACATCTACGGTTACTACCTAGCACGCGCAAACAACATGCCCACCACCATTCATGGTGTTGCTGATGCTGCTTCTGCCGCTGCTGCTACCACTATCACCAAGTCTGGTATTCGTGGTCAGTTGGGTAACGCATATATTGAACTCCCTGCTATCACCAATACGACTGCTGCTACTGGCACCTCTGGTACTTTTGAACTTTCAGTTACCGCAACTACTGGTGTTGCAATCGGTCAGCGCGTAACTGGAACTAATGTTGCTGCTGGAACTCGTGTAGTTGGTATCGCTGGTACTACTGTTTACATCGATACTGCTCTTGCAGGTGCTGTAAACGGCAATGTTAACTTCCTTTCCGAAGTTGCTGCTGACCTTGCAAAAGGAATGGTTGTTTCTACCAACGCTGGTAACACTGGTCCTGACGGTCTAGATGCTGCTACCGTAATCATCGGTATCGACAGAGAAACTTCCGAAGCAGATGGAACTGTTATCGTTTATCTCAACAACGCTCTAATCGATAACATCCAGCCCACAAACAATAACGATGACATCGACTTTGACTTCTCCGAAGTCACTGCAACTGGTCACGGTCTAGTTATTGGTGATGTAATCTACATCGACCAGGGCACTGGTAACGCTGCTACAACCGCAGGAACATACACCATCCACTCTGTAGAGGATGCAAACACCTTCACTACAGAACCTGCACTCGATGGCGCTGGTGACCTAACTCTCTATTCTTCGATCTTCTTCGCAGAAAGATTCACCAACGGACCATACAGCATCCAAAACGACGGCGACCAAATTAAAGTCACCCTCAACGTCAGCCTCGACTGATCTACTTTCATTGAAATCTATATCATGGTATCAGGGGGGTTGCTTGCGATCCCCCTTTTATTTCGCTGTATGCTGATATAGATGGTATTTTCTTATGCTGGTTCTGGGTCTATATCTCCCGTAGTTGGGTTTGACTTCGGGAATATTTCCTACAGCTATACACCATCTTCAATTCTCCCATTCATTTATGTTGACCTAGGAACGCTTGGAGCGCCTACGGCAACAATCGATCATGGAAGTATCACCGATCCTACTGCTGGTCAAGAAGACTGGGGTGATCTCCGTTACGATCAACAGACAAGATTCCCATTCGGCGTCGTTAGACTAGCGAGCAGCACGACGTTTGTTGTTAAGAAAGTATTCGTTGGTAGCGGTCAACTCTTTGAGTTGGGCGAAGCATTTACAAGACTACAAGCCCCATGGATTGTTGAAGGCACTATCTCCCTCCGAGGAGAGGCGAACGCAGCGTTCGTGTATCGTTACGATGCTTCTGGTATCCAACACGTATACGGGGACGCTGCGTCGTCCTTTACGACCCTCTACGAGGGTTCTGGATCACTATTCAGTGCATCCTTTGCTGGAGAAGCGAAGGTTACTGTATATCCAGAGGAAGTTCACCCCACAGCGATCTCCAACATCACTCTTGATGCTGCAGATCTTTCCAGCGGTTATAACGCTACGTATGATGGAACTGTATTCCAGGCATCTAGTGGATCAGGATCTGGTTCTAGCGGCGGATTTGCTGTCGGACCACATGTTAGATTCGGTGCAGGACCATCGGCTGGAACATCTAATAGTTCTAACAGAAGAGTTGAATATGATCTAGACCTCACTGGTGTTGAGGAGATCACCTTCAAACTCGTTATGGGTAACGGGTCTAATGGCGGTGAGACTCCAGATAGTGGCGAAGACCTATGGATGAGATTCCTAGATACAGGTCTCTCTGTTGCTGATGCATCTAGACAATTATTAGACAACGCAGAAACTACTTACACGACTCCTGGCGAAAAGACAGTTACTGTCCCAGTAGAGGCAAGAAGACCTAATCAGACGATTAGAATTTACCAGTTAACATGGTCTGGTACAACTGAATATGATCACTATGGATTCATAGAACTTTCTTATGAAGGTGCTGTTACTGGTGATGGAGATCAGCGCAAAACACTATTTGAAGTTAGTGGCGATGCTCTAGTCCTGTCGTCACTACGCCACATTGGTAGTGGTACACTATTCAACATTGGTAATACTCAACCTCTACGCACGTTTGCGTATGATGGTTCTGGAACTCTATTCGGATTTGGTAACGAGACAAGAAGTCTCACGTATGCATATCCTGGAACCGACTTCTTCACGTATGAAGATTATGGTCAGATTGCAGCGACCACAACACAACCTAACGAAGACTTTGGTTCTCTATTCAGAGATCCTGGCGATGATGTATACGAGATCTTTGATCGTGGCGAGATCCTCGTTAACTACACCAAGTATCCACACGGTCTCTTCAAACTACGAAGTGATACTCTGATCAACTTCTTACCGAACTATAGAGGTTCTGGTACGATCAAAGTATTTGGTAAGGTATTCATCTTCGTACCGCCAATTTGGGAAGGCGAAGGTACTATTACTCTTGACGGCGAATCTTCGAGTTCTGTCGTTGTTAAAGAATCTGGTTTTGGTAGAATATCTACACTGTCTGGCGCAGCAGAAACGTTTACTGCAAGTCCAGACGAAGAGGACAAACTACTCAACTTCAGAGGTGTTGCAGGTCAGAGCGTATCTGCAACTCCTGCTGTCGAAGGTCTCGATGTCAAGACTTCGGGCGATGCTTCCATCAGATTCATTCCGAAATATGCTGGATTTGCACATCTGGATATCGATGGCAAACTCCTCGAAGAAAAAGTCACTTTTGCTCACCTCGGAACAGGCAGACTGTTTGACTTTATCGGAGCAGACGAGAGAAGAGTATACAATTATACTAGCTCTTCGATTGACTTTATTACCCATCCTAGTTACGGATTTGTTACTGATGCAGCGACAACCTTCGAGGATTATGGTGATCTAGATCTTCGTTACACTGGTGAAACTGGATGGATGTCTACTCCAGACATCCGCGTCGATTATCATGGCATTCTTGATAATTATACCAACTATCCATTCGGAACATTCCCAATTCAGGGCGAAGCACATGCTTCCAGATCTTTCGAATACATTGCTTCTGGTCCACTATTTGTATTCACTGGCGAAGTTACACTACGATTCCCACCATTCCATGCTGGTGATGTAGATGTTGCTATTCATGGTGAAGTAGTAGAGAAGAGATCCAAATCTTATATTGGATT